CGTGCGCAATCTTGGGCAGAGAAGAACGACTGGTTTGGTCAGGACAAAGTCATGACTGCGTCGGCTTTTGCAATCCACCAACAACTTGTTGACGAAGAGGGGTTTGACCCGCAGTCCGATGAGTATTATACTGAGGTGGACAAACGCATTCGTTCGGAATTTCCTCACAAGTTCCAAACGGCGAAGAAATCGGGTGGAGGAAGTCAGGTCGCTTCTGCTGGTAACTCCGCATCCCGCAGTAATAAACAGGGGCGCAGGTCGGTCAAGCTGACGCATTCACAAGTAGCGATTGCTAAGAAGCTGGGCGTACCTCTTGAAGAATACGCCAAGTACGTGAAGGAGTAAGAGATATGGCTGACAGAAAACCGCGCGCAAGCGCAACACGCGAAACTGAAACGCGCAGAAAACCATGGGCACCGCCCAGTCACCTTGCTGCACCTAAAGCCCCAGATGGCTATGTGCATCGTTGGATTCGAGTCGCAATGCGCGGCGAAGAAGACAAAATGAATGTTAACGCAAAGCTGCGTGAAGGATGGGAACCTGTTCGTAAGGACGAGTATCCAGACTACGAAGCACCCACTATCGACGATGGTCGTTGGGAAGGCGTTATCGGACAAGGTGGTCTGATGTTGTGCCGTATCCCTGAAGAAACAGCGCATGAAAGAAACGAGTATTACGGGGGCCGTACCCGCGAACAAATGACTGCTGTGGATCAGGACTTGATGAAGGAGCAACATCCTTCAATGCCGATCAATTCAAGTCGGCAAAGTCGTGTAACTTTCGGAGGCCGTGAACGCGACTCCGAGTAATTTAGAGGATTGCTACTATGGCAAATACTAATGGTGCATTCGGACTACGTCCGGTGGGCGTTCAGGGTTCTGGCGCAAACACCACTGGTACGACAGAGTATCGTATTGCCTCTGGTAACACTAACGCGATCTATCAAGGTTCTCCTGTTATTCCGCTGTCAACTGGTTTCATTGACATTGTTGGCGCGGCGGCAGGTGGTACTGTAGGTCTACTTGGTGTTTTCTGGGGTTGTGAATACGTTTCGTCTACTACTGGTGAAAAAGTTTTCTCAAACTACTGGCCTGGTTCAGGCGCGGACTCTAACCATCCGGTTAAAGCCTTCGTCTATGACAACCCAGCCCAAACATTCGTTATCACTTCAAGTGCTTCACTAACAAGCGAAGCAACTGCTCGTGGTCACGTATTCGCAAACGCGAACTTTGCAGCAGGTACTTCTGGTTCAACGACCACAGGTATTTCATCTGCTACATTGGGTGTTAGCACAATCGCCACCACCGCAGCATTGCACTTGCGTATCATCGGGATTCAAGACGATCCTGAGAACCAAGACTATACAGCGGCTGGTATTCCACTAATCGTACGTTTGAACAACAGCTTCAATGCGCCTAACGGTGCTATCGTCGCTGGTACTGTTTCGAACACAGGCGTATAAGGAGACTAACTTATGGCTATCTCTCGCGCACAACTAGCGAAAGAGTTGGAACCAGGTCTTAACGCCTTGTTTGGTATGGAGTACTCTCGGTACGAAAACCAACATGCGGAGATCTTCACAACAGAATCTTCTGATCGTGCATTCGAAGAAGAGGTTATGTTGAGCGGTTTCGGCGCGGCACCGACCAAATCGGAAGGTTCCTCAATTAACTTCGACGACGCTAACGAAGCATACACTGCTCGTTACAACCACGAGACCATTGCGTTGGCATTCTCGATCACAGAAGAGGCTATCGAAGATAACCTTTATGATCGTCTTGGCTCACGTTATACTCGTGCGTTGGCTCGTTCAATGGCACACACAAAGCAAGTTAAGGCGGCAGCGATCCTTAACAACGCATTTACTGCTGGCGCATCTGCTGGTGGTGACGGCAAAGCATTGTGTGCAACTGACCACCCACTTACTTCAGGTGGTACATTTGCCAACGAACCATCAACAGCGGCGGACTTGAACGAAACATCTCTTGAAGATGCTTTGATCAACATCGCAGGCTTTGTTGATGAGCGTGGTCTAAAAGTCGCTCTACGTGGCACAAAGTTGGTAATCCCTCGTCAGTTGCAATTCGTTGCAGAACGTCTGATGGTTTCTAACTTGCGCGTTGGCACAGCGGACAACGATGTAAACGCAATCCGTTCAATGGGAATGTTGCCTGAAGGCTATGCCGTCAACGACTTCCTAACGGACCCAGATGCGTTCTTCATCAAGACAGACGCACCTCGTGGATTCGTCCACTTCGAGCGTACTCCGATGTCAACAAACATGGAAGCTGACTTCGACACAGGTAACATGCGCTTCAAAGCGCGTGAGCGTTACAGCTTCGGGTTCTCTGACCCACGCTGTGTGTTCGGTTCACCTGGCGCATAATTTATGCTACAATGAGGATGTTCATTTCATTTTGGACACCTCCCTGTTGGACTGGGGCTGCTTCGGTAGCCCCTTTCTTTTTGTCTAAAAGTTCTGTATGGTTGGTTTATCCCTGACAGTCGCATGGGCGGCTGACATTAGCCAAGACAGGAGAATGACATGGCTCGTACTACTTTTTCAGGTCCAGTGAAATCAAATACAGCTTTCTGGGCAAATCCAATTCTTTTTGCAGACCTTCCAACAGCTTCCGCTGATAACGAAGGTTATATCTACTATGTGTCTAATGCGCGTAAAGCAGCAGAGGGCGCGGGTGCAGGTACAGGTAACCTAGTGTTTTCAGACGGTTCAAACTGGATTCGTGTAGATACTGGCGCAACAGCAGCAGCATAAGGAGCTAACTTATGGCTGGTCCAGTAACCGCATATAATTGGGTTCAAGGAACGACAGCAGCGGTTGTCGGTCCATCTCGTTCTCGTCTACGTCAAGTGGTGATTTACGCAGCGGCTGCGGGTGCCTTTACGTTGAAAAACGGAAGTGCCTCTGGGGATACGATCCTCACGCAGAAGTTTCCAACAGGTCACCACGTAATGAACATTCCAGATGATGGCATCATTGCTTCAAACGGAGTGTTTGTTTCTGCGTTTACGGGTGCGAGTAACGAACTAACGATCATCCTTTCGTAGGAGGATCCGATGGCATATGATCTCCGTTCCATTTCACAGGTCGGAACATCTGAGCCATTTGAGCTACAGGTGGCTAGGGGTCAGATCCCTGGTCACTCCATTAGGAATTTGTTTGGAACAAATCCTGCAATCGGTACAACATTCCGTACAGCTTGGGAAAACAACACGGCATTGCCGTTTTTGTCGTCTGAACAAAAGCTGGATATAATAAGCACTAGCGACGATGACGCGGAAGGACCGCAAGTTTTAGTCGTGGGTGTTGACGGCAACTACAACGAAATACGTGAAGTAGTTGCTTTGAATGGAACAGCGGGTACTCAAACACAACAAAACTTTTTCCGTATAAATGACTTAATTATGTCAACGGGTAACGCTGTTGGAGACATCACGGCAGAGTTTAACTCAGTGGTTTATGCAAAAATCATTGCAGGTCGTGGTAGGAATCAGGCTGCGGTGTTTACAGTACCTGCGGGTTACTCGTTCTATCTTGGACGAATTGATGCATTTACAGCAACGGCGAACAACGACACTAAAATCATGACATTTAGAAACCAGGTTACGTTTTCTGACGGGCGGGTTTTTGATGTGGCACAAACTAGCTTTGTGTCTCGAATGGATATCTCACGGACACTTCCCTTTAAGGTTTCAGAAAAATCAACTATTGAGTTCCAACTCAAAATGTCAGGGCAGACTGCTGACATAGGTGTTTTTGGCGACGGATTTTTGATTAAAGAACAGGGGAGCTTGTGATGCCTAAGATCGACAAGTCCAAGATGAAATGCAATAAGCCCAAGCGTCAGAAGTCTGGCGGTAAGAAGTTTGTTGTAAAGGCATGTGACAAGGGTAAAGAAAAGATCGTCAGATTCGGGGACGCTAATATGACCATTAAGAAGTCAAACCCTGAACGCCGTAAGTCTTTCCGTGCGCGGCACGGTTGTGACAAAGGTACATTAGATAAACTAAAGGCCAGATACTGGTCATGCAAAATGTGGTAGAGCAAATGGATACTAAAGTTATTGGTGGCATAATTGTATTAGGAGTGTTTGGCTTCGTAGGTTTCCTTGTAAAGGAGTGGACTTCGTGGACTTCTAGTACATTGATCGATCTCAACTCTAGAGCAGCGGTTATGGAGTCTGAGATTAAACACACTAATGACATGGTGGCTCAAAACTATGAGATGTTAAAGTTTCTAGTCAGCAAAACGCAGAAAGCAGGTTTCAATGATCAGTCGTGGACAAATGTCCTTCCAAATATCCACCCCGCCGGAGGTGAGTAATGGCAGAAAAGAAAAAGAAAAAGCTCGACGCTTGCGCAAAAAAGGTCAAGGCTCGGTACAAGGTGTGGCCCAGCGCGTACGCCAGCGGAGCGGTGGCAAAATGTCGAAAAGTGGGAGCCGACAACTGGGGCGAATCTTCTAAGAAGCGCAAACGCCCTGTTAAAAAGAAGTTGAAGAGCGGTGGTATCATAGCCTTTGGTTGCGGTTCTGTTGAAGAGGATCGTCGTAAAGAGACGAATATATTCTGATGGCAAAGAAAAAGAACTCATTACGCGAATGGTTCTCCCAGAATGACGGGAAGGGTTGGGTCGATTGTAAGACTGGCAAACCTTGTGGTCGTCAGAAGGGTGAGAAGCGTAAGAGTTATCCGGCCTGTCGCCCTACTATGGCACAGTGTACATCTGCGGCGAAGAAGAAGAAATCTTCTAAGCGTATTAACTGGAAGGCCAAGGGTGGCTTGGTCAGAGTGTTTTGATAACTAACAGGAGTATGTTATGAAAGATCTAAGCGGAGACGGTAAAGTTACAAAGAAAGACGTTCTGATTGGGCGTGGGGTGATTGAGAAGAAAAAAGGTGGTATGGTTGGCTACATGGGCGGCGGTATGATCAAAAAAGGTTATAAGTACGGCGGCAAAGTCAAAGGGTACAACGCTGGCGGATGTGTAATGGCAGGACGCGGCGGATCGTTTAAAGGCGAATCATAATGACAACTTCAGGTTCAAGAGACTTTAACTTAGACGTAGGTGAGATCATCGAGGAAGCGTATGAACGCTGTGGCCTTGAAGTTCGCACGGGCTACGATGCTCGAACAGCGCGTCGGTCATTGAACCTGATGTTCGCGGACTGGGCAAACCGTGGCCTAAACCTTTGGACGGTTAAGCA